GGAAAATCGCAGGAATGTAAGGCGCTGATACAGCTTTTTGATTGACTTTTACAATAAAATATTGTTACGCTTCTAACAAACCGGAGAAACAATGGAAAATACAGAACAAGATACAACTTTTACTGATTTCGACCTCGCCTTCGAGGCGACCGCCGGACTGCCGGACCCCGACGTAAAGGACGAAGGATTCGCCGATACTGCCGGCGCAGATGCTGGTACCAACGAAGGTACCGGCGACGCCGCGCCCACCGCCGATGAAGCAGCAAAAGCTGCTGCCGACGAAGCAGCAAAAGCTGCTGCCGATGAAGCAGCAAAAGCTGCTGCCACTCCGCCTGCACCTACCGTAGACGAGATTGCCGCCAAAGCTGCTGCCAAGATTGCAGCTGATGCCCAGGCTAAGGCAGACAAGGAAGCCGCTGACGCAGCAGCCAAGGCTGCTGCTGATGACGCAGCCGCCCGCGCCGGTAAGGAGAATGTCTCCACCGATGAGCAGGCCATCCTCGACACCCTTGAGGCCAATTTCCCCGAGGTCACCGCCGCCAACGCCGTGCTCTCCCGGGTGATCATGGCCAAGGTCGAGAACATGGTCGAGCAGCGAGTCGCCGCTGTCCTGGCCCAGCTCGCCCCGATCGCCGCCGTTACCCAGAACGTCGCCCGCAACGCCCATGAGCAGGCCATCCTCGCCGCCCACCCGGACGCATTTACTGTCCTGCCGCAGGTTGAGGCCTGGGTCGAGACCCAGCCTAAGGTATTGAAGGCCGCCTGGAACAAGGTGCTCGATTCCGGCAGTACCGACGAAATCATCGAGTTGTATGACGTTTATAAGCAGGCCGCTGGGAATGTCCCGGCATCACAAGGCGCGGCGCCGGATGCTGCCGCCGCCAAAGCAGCAGCAGCAGCAGCAGAGGCCGCTGCGAAGGAGGCCAAGCTCAAAGCCCAGGAAGGCATCAAGAGCCGGCAGACAACGCAGCAGAGTGGCATTGACGAGGACGACTTTGAAGGAGCGTTCAACCAAGCCGCAAGAGCGTAACCCAATTTAGGAGGAGCAAGTATCATGAGTACACAAACCGTCAGTGACATTTCTTTTCGCACCGCAGGTATGATCGCCGCCGACCTGTTGAAGCGAGCCGATCCGGCGCTGGTCATGCAGCCGTTCCTGCAGACCAAGCCGATCCCGCGCAACTCCAGTGACACCGTGAAGTTTCGGAGGTATGAGGCGCTGGCCGCTGCCACTTCCGATATTACCGAGGGCGTCACCCCTCTAGGCAATGCCATTACCAGCACCGACTATCAGGCGACCCTCGCTCAGATCGGTGACTGGGTCGGGATCACCGACAAGGTGGCCGACACCCACGAGGATCCGATCATCAAGGAGTACAGCGACATCCTGGCCAAACAGGCGGCGCTGTCAGTCGAGACCCGGCTGTTCTACGTTATGCGGGCCGGCACCAACGTCTATTATGCCAACGGCACGGCACGGACCGATGTCAACACTACGTTGACCAAGGCCCTGCAGCAGAAGGTTACCCGCGGGTTCAAGCGGCAGAACGCTTCGGTCATTACCAAGAAGCTCTCCAGTTCCGCCAGCATGGAAACCGTCAACGTCAAACCGTCGTTCATCGGGTTTGTCCATCCTGACCTTGAACCGACCATCCAGGCACTGGCTGGGTTCAAAGACGTGGTCGATTACGGATCGATGTCACCGTATCCGACTGAGATCGGTACCGTTGGCGATGTGCGTTACCTCACATCCACCGTGTTTACCCCGTGGGCAGATGGTGGCGGGCTCAAGGCCGGATCCGGCACCACGATGATCTCGACGACTGGGACCAGTGCCGATGTCTACCCGATCATCTACATCGCCGCCGATTGCGCCGCGGTCACTCCGCTCAAGGGCGCCACTGCCCTGACCCCGTTCGTCAAGAACCCGGGCATCGTCAGCGACTCCGACAAGCTCGGGCAGCGCGGGCACATCGGGTGGAAAACGTACTTCGCCGCACTGATCTTGAACCAGTTGTGGTGCGCTCGCTTGGAATGCGCGGTTCCTGAACTGTAATCTGTGAAGGGGCTTCGGCCCCTTTTCTATAAAATTCCGCAGGAGGAGTAAAAAATGTCCCTCAATCATGCTGATCAGTACCAGAAAGTCGGAACGGTGACGGTGTCCAACCCGGCCGTCGCCGTCAACATCATCACCGGCTGGCAGCCGCGCTACATCCGGGCGATCAACGTCAACAACCTCGCATCCTATGAGTATTTTTACGGGATGTCTGCCGGTACTTCGCTCGATAACGGCAACCATGCTGACACTCAGTGGTCGGTAAACGCCGCTGGGTCGATTACACTTTATGCTGGAAGGGCCGCAGGGACGGCGATTACCGGTACAGTCGCGGTGACAGCCGCTTCCGGCACGGTTACCGGCACCAGCACCAACTTTGTCGGGGAGCTTGCTGTCGGCGACCATATCACGATCAATGGGGAGCCGCGGGTGGTGGCCACCATCGCCAGTTCGACCAGCCTGACGGTCACTGAGCCGCTGGATGCGACAGCCTCCACCGTGCCGTGCTACGACATGTCTGGCAAGGGTCCCGGGTTCACGCTCGGCACCGACATCTGCGACACCGCAGCCGACGTAGTCCGCTGGGTAGCCTTCCGCTAAAAACACACACCGTCCTGGCGGGCATAATACCGGGAGGAGACTTTTCATGAGCAGACAAGAAGTAAGGACATTGCGAGTTGTCACTGAAAAACTCGAGACCGCGGCCGGTGCTATGCCTACTCTCGCCGGGGTCAATGCCACAGCGGCTGAGATCAACTACGCTGCCGATCTCTCGGCTCAGGACGCCATGGCTCCTGGGGCTGGGTTTGCCGGCACCGGGACGGTCTACGAAAGCGCGGTGGAACGGGGCGGAGGGATTATCAAGACCCGGATCCTTATCGACCTCACCGGCACCAAATCGACAACCACAGACCTTGATATCATCGGGCTCAGTGGGGTGTCGCACATTGGTCAGGTTACCACAGCAATCAACGGGACCATTGTTGGCGGGTCGTTGACCTGTCTTGAAGCTCCGGCGACAGGGGTTACCGACATCGATCTCTACGCCGCTACGGAAGGCACCGGGGCGTATGATGGCGCTGTTGGTGATCTCGCCGAGACCGCCCTCGTCACCGCCGGCGGCGCCTGGACGCTCGGGCTGACCAAGCCGCTGCTTGTCCCCGTGGCGGCCGACAAATATCTTTATCTGACCTGCGGCGCGGCTGGCGTGGTTGGCACTTACACTGCCGGCGTCTTTCTTCTCGAGATGTGGGGCGTGTAGCAAAGGGTGAGGAGCACCTGCAGGGGTGGAGGGCGACTTCCACTCTTGTGGGTGAAATTCAACCAAAGGGGGCACATACCATGTACATGAAGCGGATGCTGGAAATCGGAATGGTCGAAAACGGGTTCGTCGTTGAATGCCGAGTACCGATCAAGCCGAAGGAAAAGAAGGAGAGCAAGGAATTAGTCGAGTGCTATCCAGGCTCCAGTGAAAAACAGTACGTAGCCAAGGATGCCAAAGAGGCGATAACCATCGTCGAAAAACTCATGCCGATGCTGGACACGGAGTTCACGTCGGAGGAAGAGTTCGATGCAGCGTTCAGTGAAGGCGCAAAATAACATCATCAAGGGGGAAGTATGACAGGAAACGAAGAGTTCGATCTGGGTTTGACCGATGTACCACCGGCAGTCAAGGAAAGGAAACCACCCAAAAACGCGGCCCAGAAACCTGAGACCAAGGTCCGGATCATGATCGACGAGGTATCCGGCCTCAGCAATTACGAAGTGGTGGCTGTCAATGGCAAGGTCTACCAGATCAAGCGCGGGGTGCCGGTCGAAGTGCCACCGGAGGTCGTCCATGTCCTCGAGAACGCCCAGATGACGATCCTTGAGCAGCGGAAGAACCCGCTCACCGGGCTGACCGAGGAAGTGCCTCGGACCTTCTCCGCCATCCCCTGGCGTCGGGCGTAGGCCATGACCAGGGCGGAGATGCTTGCCGAGTTGTATCATGCGCTCAATGCTTCGTCGGTGTCGCCGCCGACCGGGTGGGAAGAGGCTGCGCTGCTGCGCTACCTCGCCGAGGGGCAGGACAAGTTCTGTGAGGACACCGGGTATTTCAGAGACGTCGCCAACTATACCCTGACCCTGCAGACCGGGGTAGCCGTTTACGCCATCCCCGATCGGGCGATCCAGATCCTGGATATCTGGGACGGTACCAGAAAACTCGGCAAGATCCTGCCCGATTCAACCGCGATCAACGACGAGTGGCCCGAGGACTTGGGGGCGGTGACCACCGGCCGGCCGGTGCAGTGGCAGACCGACCAGACCACTGGATACATCAAACTCACACCGACCCCGACCGCTACCGAGAACGGAGTGGTTCT